TGCACTTATCGCAACGTTATGTCGAGGTGCTGCCGAAGCTCGAATATGTCGAGGTGCCAGCATGAGCACGAAAGCTTTACCGCCGCAATTTGTCTTGATGGCTCGAAAGGAAATGAAACCGAATCACATCCTCGGGCAGACGACATACAACGCGCACAGCCGCCATTGTGGACGCCAAAGGGCATCGGCAACGTCAAGCAGCCCGGCGGCTTTATTCCTGTAGTTGATAGGTGGTGATGATGGGCGCGCTATCAGTCCTTGCCGCCTTCTTGATCATGCTGCGCGTATCTGGCCTCGCGCCGGGCTTGCCGTGGGGTTGGGCGTTATTCCCGCTCATGCTGCCATTTCTGGTGGTGGGCGCGGGGGTTATGGTTGTCCTAATCGGCGCAATCGTGTCAGTAGTTAAGGGAGAATAGGCGGCGATGATAGATCGGGCATTTGAAGACCGGTTGGAGAACTGGGGTCGATATTACAGGCCGGGTGCCGGTCGCGGGACATCTAGCCCAACCGCTAGGGTGTGCGAACAAATGGCCATTGCTGCAGGAATAACTATCACGGACGGATATCGGGAGTTGCATCCGCGCCCAGAGATAGACGAGGCGGACGCCAAGACCATCGAATATTGCTGGGCAAGGTCCGATTATCGGATTGATGCGAAGCTGCGGGGACTACTCAAGGCGCACTACGTCAGGCGCAACGATAAACGCGGCACATGCAGGGCGCTGCAAATCAGCATGCGCTCTTACGATGCCTATTTAGATGATGCGGTGAGGCAATTCCAGCAAGCTGTTGCACTGTACGAGCATACAGTGCATAATTACGCTCAGACAGCCAGACAACCGGCCAAGGCCGTGTAAAAGCCCTACAGGCGGTCGGCCCGACTCCGAACGATACGCAAAGCCCTGCATATTCCTGCGGGGCTTTTTTATTGGCTCAACGTTTGTCTCCTCCAGGCCGAAAGGCCACTTAGCCCGCCCTTCGAAAGATCGGCGGGCATTTTTATTTCTAGATCCTATGCCCCTGAGGGGGTAGATGAGGTTGGAATGAACATCGTTGAGAATGATTTCAGGGTGCGCGCGATCACCCGGTATGTTGTTACGCATTTCACGGCAACACATTATGGCAATGACCGTGTTAGCGGTGGCTGTGAGCAATACGGTGAGTTCCCTAATGTTTATCAAGCAGAGGAAGTGGCTAAGGCGCTTCACCAGACAACGCCGGGCTCAACGTATGCAACCATAGAAGAGAAGCGGGAGCCTCGTGTCGTATTGCTTGCGTACACGGAAGATCAGGCAAGCGCACTCAATAAATTCATGGAATCGGAAGAGTGGCGCAAGCATTGGCCCTCAAATGAATAACCGCCCCAGGTTGATCTTCGGATCCCTGGGGCATTTTATTGGGCGACCAACTGGGAAACCGGAGTCGTGACTGTTATGAACCTGACCCCAAAACAAGAAGCGTTCTGCCAAGCCTACATTGAGACCGGCAACGCAAGCGAGGCGTACAGGAGTTCATACAACGCTAGCAACATGAAGCCCGAGACGGTGAACCGGACGGCGAAAGAGTTACTGGATAACCCCAAGATTGCCGCAAGAATCAAGCAATTGCAGGAATCGCACCAAAAGCGCCACAACGTTACGGTGGATTCTCTGTTGGCCGAGTTGGAAGAAGCAAGGCAGTTAGCGCTGCAAGAGATGCAGGCCGCTCCCGCAATCTCCGCCACGATGGGCAAAGCCAAGATCGTAGGCGTTGATGTGCAGAAGGTGGAGCACTCGGGCGGCGTTACGATGAATCACAAGATCGAGTTCATCGGTGACGATTAAGTTTCCCAAGAAGCTCCGGTTTCTGTTCAAGCCGTATCGGTACAAGGTCGCCCACGGCGGGCGGGGGTCGGCCAAATCGTGGTCATTTGCCCGGGCATTGCTGCTTCAGGGAACAGCCAAGACCATACGCGTGTTGTGTGCGCGGGAAGTCCAACTGTCGATTAAGCAGTCAGTGCACAAGCTGCTGAAAGACCAGATCGAGCTATTGGGCCTGTCTAGCTTTTATGAGGTGCTGGAAACCGAGATTCGAGGGATTAACGGTACCGAGTTTTCCTTTGCCGGCCTATCCAAGCAAACCGTCGATTCGATCAAGTCGTTCGAAGGCGTTGATGTTGTTTGGGTGGAAGAAGGGCAAAGCGTAAGTAAGAAATCGTGGGATGTACTGATTCCGACGATTCGTAAGGCCGGGTCCGAAATCTGGATCAGCATGAACCCGGAATTGGAGACGGACGAGACGTATTCCCGGTTCATTGCAAACCCGCCGCCTAATTCGTGTGTGGTGCAGGTCAACTACCACGACAACCCTTGGTTCAGCGAGGAACTGGAAGCTGAGCGCATTCACTGCCAGCTTACGGCCCCGAAGGACTACGACAACATCTGGTTGGGCAAGTGCAAGCCGGCCGTTACGGGTGCGATCTACTACGACGAGGTGGCCAACGCCGAGGAAGGCAATCGTATTACCAACGTGCCGTATGACCCGCTGCTGAAGGTGCATGTTGTGTTCGACCTGGGCTGGAACGATGCGATGGCGATCAGTCTGGTGCAAAAGGGCGTGGCGGACTTGAGGGTCATCGAGTACATCGAAGACAGCCATAAGACGCTTGATCACTATTCGGCGCTGCTCAAGGCCAAGAATCTGAACTGGGGCAAGCTGTATTTGCCCCACGATGGCAGAAACAAGGATTTCAAGACCGGCAAGAGCGCCGAGGAAATCATGCAGGCCCTGGGCTGGAATGTGGCGATTACGCCGAACATGAGCATCGAGGATGGCATACGGTTGGCTCGCATGACATTTCCCCGCGTGTACTTCGATAAGGCCAACACGGACCGCCTGGTGCAGTGCTTAAAGCGCTACCGGCGATCCATCAACCAGCAGACCAACGAGCCGGGCGCCCCGATGCATGACGAGTGGAGTCACGGCGCTGACAATTTCCGATACATCGCAGTGAACGCCGAAGCGATGACGAACGAAACATGGGGCGGCGAGCTTAACTACCAGCCCCTGGGAACCTTTTAATGGCAATCGATCAAGACGAGTTCGAAAAGATTCTCGACGCCAGCATTGCGGATGCGTCCGCCTGGCAGGAAGAGCATCTGAAGGCGGACCGCGAGCGCAACTACCGGTATTACCTGGGCGAAATGGACCCGGCCCCGGCTGGCCGCTCTCAGGCCGTGTCGTGGGATGTGTTCGAGACCATCGAATCCACGATGCCGGACCTGATCGAGATATTCCTGTCTGGCGACAATATTGCCGAGTTTGAGCCCGTTGGGGCAGAAGACGAGCAGTTTGCCGGGCAGGCCACAGATTACATCAATTACATCGTCCAGAAGCAAAATCCGGGGTTCCTGATCTTTGCGACGTGGTTCAAGGATGCGCTGCTCTCGAAAGTGGGCATTGTGCGCGCCTATTGGGCCGAGCAAGACAAGATCATTGACCGGCAGTACCGCGGCATCAGCGAACTTCAACTGACGCAGTTGCTCGATGGCGATGCGGAAGTGGTCGAGCAGCGCGCCTACGACGATCCTGCCGACCTGGAAGCAAGGCAGCAAGCGGAACTGGCGCTCAATACTCTGGCCCCTGAAGTGCAGCAACAGGTGATGGCCCAGCTTGCCCAGCCTGTGGCGCAACTGTTCGATGTGAAGCTGCGCCGCTCGGTCACCAAGGGCCGCGTCTACATTGACAACGTACAGCCCGAGAACTTCGTTATCACGCCGCGCGCCAAGACGATTCAGGCCGCTGACATTGTGGGCGAATTCAAGATGCTCACGCGCTCGGACATGTTGGAGCTTGGCTACGATGAGGATAAGGTCGCTGATGTGCGCTCCTTCGAGGCACTGATCGATGGCGAGGGCATTGCGCAGATCGCCGACGATGATTCGATCTCCGGCTGGCCGGGTGAGAATTCCACAGACGAATCCACGGAAGAATTCCGCGTTTTCGACGGCTTTATCCGCCTGGATTACGACGGCGAGGGCCTGGCCAAGTGGCGCCATGTAGTTCGCGCCGGCAATGTCACGCTCGTCAATGATGATGCGGATGGCCCTGATTTTTGCACGATCAGCCCCATCCTTATTCCGCATCGGTTGATCGGCATGGCGATGGCTGATTGCGTGGCGCCGATCCAGCAGTCCTCCACAGCCATGCAGCGCCAGTACATCGACAGCCTGATGCTGGCGAACAATCCGCGCACATATGCCCTAGAAAACCAGGTCAATCTGGATGACCTGTTGAACAACCGCATCGGCGGGGTGGTGCGGGTGAAGAGCCTGCAGGCTGTCGGCCCTCTGCAGACCACAGCAGTCGCGCAATCTGCCCTGGACGGCATCGAGTTCATGGACTCGCGCCGGGAGGTTAGAACAGGCATCACGCGCTACAACCAGGGCCTTGACGCAGACAGCCTAAACAAGACGGCGACCGGCGTATCCAAGATCATGTCAGCGGGTGACGCTCGCAAGCGCATGATGGCCCGGATTATGGCCGAGACAGGCATAAAAGACCTGTTCCGGTTGCTGCTGCGCCTGGTGGTCAATAATCAGGACAAGGCCGCTACCGTTCGGCTGCGCAACCAGTGGGTGCAGGTTGACCCGTCCCCCTGGTCGCCAGAAATGGACGTGACTATCGAGACAGGCAGAGGCAGTGGCGACAAGACGCAGCTTATCGGCATCCTGCAACTGATTCTCGAAGCGCAGAAGGAAGCCATGGCGGCGGGCCTTCCATTGGTGGATGCCAAGAAGCTATTCAACACCATGGAGTCGATCCTTAAAGCCGCCGGCATCAAGAATGTCGATAAGTTCTTCAACGACCCCGATCAGCAGCCAGAGCAGCCGCCACAGCCACCCCAGGAAGGTCCAGAGGCTGCGATCGCGCGAGCCACAGTCGAGGCCGAGCAGATCAAGGCGGGAGTAAAGCAGCAGGAAATCCAAGCCAATTTGCAGATGAAACAGTGGGAGCTGCAGATGAAGCAAATTGACCTTGAGATTCGGCGCGAGGAACTGGCATTGAAGAAGGCGGAAGCCGAGCACGAAGCCCGTATGAATGAAATCGAGCAGCAGCGCAAGAATTACGAGGCGATGCAGCCGCAACAGACTGGATTCCCAGCATGAATCTGACAAACGATCAGCGGGCCGGACATAACCGTGCGCTGGCCGCCAAGGCCATCATGGAAAACGAGCTCGTTCTTGAGGCTTTGTCCACGATGCGCCAACACATTTTCGAAGTGTGGCGCGATGAAAAGTTGACCGCAGAGCAGAGGGAAGAGTTGCACCGCATGCAGATGACCCTGACCCGCTTTGTCGGCGTGTTCGATGGCTACCTGCAAGGCGGCGCCGAGGCTCGCAGCATCTTGGGCCTGCCGCCCGAAGAAAAGACCTTTATGGACCGAATTAAGGAGTATTTCAATGGCAACGCGCAAAGAGCCTGAGAAGGCTATCCCGAAGCTTAAAGACTTCATCCGCGATCACGAAGAGGCCGCCCAGGCGCGCGGGGTAGTGGTCACTAGCATCACGCACCCCGAGGCTTCAGCCGGCGTTCACCAGGGCGTGTATTCGGGCATACGCACCTTTGAAGGCGACCCATCCGCTGTGTACAGCGACGGATCCAAGCACTGACTTTCGGGCGACTCGCGGCCCTTTGACAGCGAAATCCGAGAAAGACCAACCGATTAGCGCCCGAGTGGCGCTTTTTTGTTGTCGGAGTCAAACCTCATGGAGCTACCTGAGATGGAAGACGAAATCGACCTGCAGCAACTTGCCGACCAGATGAACGAGGCTGATGAGCCTGAAACCGAACTGGACGAGGATCAACCCGATGTGGAATCCGAAGCCGGAGAGGCGGACACTGAGACGCAAGAGGGCGAAGCGGACGAAGGCGAAGAGGACGATCAACCCGAAGGGGAATCGCTCGATGACAGCGCCGTCGTGAAGTGGAAGACAGCTGCAGGGGAAGAGTTCGAAGCCCCGATTTCCGAGCTGAAAGCCGGATACATGCGCAATCAGGACTACACCCAGAAAGCGCAATCCCTGGCCAATGATCGGAAAGCCGCTCAGGAGCAGTTAAGCCAGCAGTTCCAGCAAGTCCAGCAATACGCGTCACAGTACGGGCAGCTTGCGCTAGCTGACATGCAAATCCAGCAGTTGGAGGCCCAAATAGGAGCCCTCAGCGCGCAGGATGACCCTGTCGCCTACAACGCAGCCACAAGCCAGTTACTGATGGCCCAACGACGTCGTGACGGGTTGGCCGCCCACCTCACGCAATTCCAGCAAAGCCGCACTGTCGAGCAGCAGCAGGCCTTTCTCGCTGCCCAACAACAAGCGGCTGCCGAGCTGGCGTCGGGCCCGAACGCACTGCCGAACTTTGGTCCTGATCTGATCAAGCGGATGAATGAAGCCGGCAAGGCTTACGGCCTGACCGAGCAGGAGCTGGGATCGATCACCGACCCGAAGCACATCCGCATCTTGCACGACGCAATGAAGTACCGCGAACTGCAAGCGAAGAAACCCGAGGCAGTAAGGAAAGCGCAGGCAGCAAAGCCCGCGCGCCAGACGCGATCCGCGCCGCCATCATCCGTCCAAAAGGCGGCCAAATCGTTTGCCAACAAGCCCTCAATCGAGGCAATGGCAGCGATGTGGAACGCCGCAAAGTAAAGGAATCATCATGGCCAAATTGGCAGACTCTTTCGCTACATTCGATGCGGTTGGCAACCGCGAATCCCTCTCCGATCAGATCTACCGGATCAGCCCGGAGGAAACCCCTTTTGTGTCGGCCATCGGCAAGGGTAAGGCATCTGCAGTGCTCGAAGAGTGGCAGACCGACGACCTGGCAGCAGCCAGCAATAACAAGGTCGTGCAGGGCAACGAGGCGACCGTAGCGGCTGTTACGCCGACCGTGCGCCTGGGCAACCGCACGCAGATTTCCGAGAAGGTCTACGCGGTGACTGGCACGCAGGAAGCCGTTGCGAAGGCCGGACGCAAGTCCGAGGTGTCCTATCAGGACGTAAAGAAGATGGTCGAGCTCAAGAAAGACATCGACTTTGCGGCCCTGCAGAACACCACGGCCATCGCCGCGGCGGCTGCTGTCGCGCCTCAAGCGCGTGGCGTGCTGGGCTTTGTCCATACTAATACGGACTTTGCCACGGCGGACGGCGCAGACCCCAATCCAGTGACCAATACGGCGCCCACCGACGGCACGACCCGCGTGTGGACCGAGGCCATGCTGCAGAACGCCGCGCAAAAGGCATGGACCAACGGCGCGAAAAACAACCTGTCGCTCTTCATCCCAGCGGCGCTTCGGGCGGTTTTCTCCAGCTTCGATGCGAACGCGACCAAGAACTACGCGATCAAGGACAAGGAACTGACCGCGACCGTCGAGGTGTACCAAGGCGACTTCGGTATCTACAAGGTCGTCAATAGCCGCCATCAGCGCGCCCGCGAGGTGTTCGGCATCGACCCGGCAGGCTGGTCGATTCTGACGCTTCGCCCCTTCAAACCCACGGAGCTTGCAAAGACCGGTGACAACATCAAGAAGATGGTGAACACCGAGTGGACCTTGAAGTGCAATAACCCGCTCATGAACTTTGCCATTCGCGATCTGAAGGCAGCCTAAGCGAAACGGGCCGGCTCGACGCTACGAACGTCAGGCCGGCCCTAGATCACATCACATGGGGCCGCCGCAAGGCGGCTTTTAACTATGGCCGGACAAATACTAAGCGCAACGCACAGCAGCGTTACCCGCTTTCACGCGGATGGGGACAAGTTCCACATCCAGACGACGGCGGACGTTGAGCCCGTGCTTGAGCGCGCTAAGGCGCTGCATAACGAGGGAATGCAGAAATCCTCGGCGGGCGACCATCACCTAGCCAGCATTCCAGTTGTCGTGCTCAACGCCTGGGCCGAGCGCCGGGGCGTGACGTTCGATGCTGTGATGCAAAACGCCTCGTTGCTGCGCGAGTTCTTGAATGACCCGGATAACAGCGGCTTTCGGGTGCATAAGGGCGCCATATGATCACCGATTACACGCAATTGAAAGCGGCTGTCGGCAGATGGCTGCACCGATCTGACCTCGCGAGCGTGGCCGAAGACCTGATTATGCTCGCTGAGACGCGTTTTAACCGCAATTTGCGTGTGCGGCAGATGGAAAAGGCGAGCACGCTTACCCTAACGGACGGCGCGGCAGACTTGCCCGCTGATTGGCTGGAGTTCGTAGGCGCGCCAACCGATGGCGACATACGGTTTGATTTCGTGGCGCGCGACGAGTGGCAGCGCTGCGACCTGGGCAGCTATTACACGATTATGGGCAATCAGTTGATGGTGTCCCATAACGGCGCCGGCCCTGACAATGTGTCGGTGCGCTACTACGCCAAGATTCCGACGCTGTCCGAATCCCAAGCGACCAATTGGTTGCTGGCCGACGGCCCGGATGCCTACCTGTATGGCGCGCTGCTGGAAGCCGCCCCGTACATCAAAGACGATCCGCGCATCGAGACGTGGCGGGGCTTGCTGCAAGTGGCCCTGACCGATTTGCAAGCGTCTAGCGACCGGGCCAAGCACTCGGGCGGCACTTTGGTGATTCAGTAATGCAAGAGCTTCTGGGTTTCGCGCCCGATCTGCCTTCCACGACGCCGGGGATACTGACGGACTGCGAAAACCTTGTCCCGACGCTCACAGGCTTTAAGGCCGCGAGCCAATTGCAGCCGGTCGCATATCCAGCCTTGGGCGACGAGTGCCGGGGCGCCGCATCTGTACTGCGCCTGGACAACCAGCGTCGATTCTTTGCAGGCACGCCCACGAAACTCTACGAGGGCGTATCCAATGCCTGGGTAGATCGGTCCAGGGCTGGGGGCTACACCTCCGGCGCTGAAAACCGCTGGCGGTTTGCGCAGTTTGGCAATGTAACCCTTGCCACCAACCAGGCGGACAAGATACAGGCGTCTACGGGCGCCGGGTTTGATGACATCCCGGAAGCCCCGCAGGCTCGAATAATCATCACCACGGCAGGCTTTGTCATGGCTTTTGCCACGGTCGATGCGACCTACGGCGACATGGCGGACATGTGGTGGTGCTCAGGGCTCTATGACCACACAGCATGGACGCCAGATCAGGCCAAGCAATCGGCCAATGGCAGATTTCTGGATACGCCCGGGGAGATTCGCGCCGCCAAGACACTGGGCTCCATGGTGGTCGTGTACAAGGAAAGCTCCATGTACATCGGCCAGTATGTCGGCCCGCCTGTTATCTGGGCGTGGCAGCCGGTCCCGGGCGAAATAGGCGCGCTGTCGCAAGAGGCGGTCGTTGACATCGACACGGCCCATGTATTCATCGGATCTGACGATTTCTGGATTTATGACGGATCACGGCCCGCGTCAATTGGCGCGCCGGTCCGTCAGTGGTTCTTCGATCGCGCGCACCCCTCTTTCCTGTACCGCACGCACGGCTATTTTGACCGCGTAAGCGGCATCGTGACATGGTATTTCGTGTCAAAACAGTCTTCCGGCGAGCTGGATAACTGCATTTTCTACAACACCAAGACCAAGCGCTGGGGCAGGGCCGCACGCGCTATTCAGGCAACAGTCGAATATATAGCGACTGCAGTGACGTATGACGATCTGGGGTCGCTCTACGCGACCTACGACGACATTTCCGGCATTGCCTACGATTCGCCACAATGGTTCGCGGGCGGGGCGACGCCAGCCGTGTTTGTGGGCGGCGAACTGAAGCTGATAGGCGATACGCCGATGCCTTGCTCGTTGACAACATGGGATATCGGCGACGATGCGGCATTTACGACCATCACCCGCTTGCGCTGCCGTTTTTTGAGATCTCCAGTTTCTGCGGCGCTGCAAGCTTATTGGAAGAACGGCCTGGGCGATGTGCTGGCAAACGGGGAGGTCGCTGGTTTTGATGATGGAAAGTTCGATCTGCTTTGGTCCGCCCGCTGGCATCGGCTGAAACTGGACTTTACGGGGCCTGTTGAGATAACCGCGGTCAATCCGTCGCTGTCATTGGATGGCGACCGATGAAGCTGCCTGAAGATCCACGCTTGCCAGCGTTTGCGGGCGCAACGGGCTATGACCGCCAGCTTTACACGCGTCTCTACGAGTTATTCCGCAGCATTGCCAGGCAAGTGAACGGGACCGCCGAGGGTCGAATTGTTGCGTATTACAACGCAGCGACTGCACCGCCCACGACAGGCCAGCACGCTCAGGGCGACTTTATCCGGAACCTGGAGCCGACTGATTTGGGCGGATACATGGTCATTGGTTGGTTGTGTGTTGCATCAGGCGAGCCAGGCACGTGGAAGGAGGCGAGGTGTCAGACCATATAAATCGGCCTTGCGAGCTCTTTGTGGTTTCGCCTCAGCACGTAGACCGCGCATGGCAAGAGGGCGCGTACAAGCTTGGAGATGCCCTGAAGTTGGCGCAAGGCGAGTGTACGCCCGACCAGCTGAAGATGCGGCTATCGCGCGGGGAACTGACGCTGCTGATGGTGTCCACAGACGAAGCGCGCGCGTGGCTGGCGGTCGAATTCATGCAGATGCCCAATATTCGGGTTCTGCACGTGTACGCGATCCATGCTCCTGGCGCAACGCTGGATGCAGCATTTGATCTGCTGGCGAAGTATGCGACAGACGGCGGCGCGAGCGCCATTCAAGGCGCATGCACAGAGGCCGTATCGAAATTGTGGGCCAAGAGGTTTGGGTTTCAAGAAATGTACAGGATTTCACGGAGAACGCTATGAGCGGCGGCGGAAGCAGTCCAAGCAACGTAACGAACACGACGAAGATGGAGCCGCCACCGCAGCTGGCGCCCTACCTTGCCCCCTTCATGCAACAGGCGTCTGCGGTCGCAATGACGCCGTATCAGCAGTACACCGGTCAGCAGATCGCGGACTTTACGCCCGATCAGCTTGCTGGCTTTGACATGGCGCGCCAGTCCGCAGGCTATGGCATGGATGATCTGAATCGAGGGCGCGGCCAGCTTCAGGCAACGCTTGCCGGCAACTATCTAGGCTATTCTCCCGGAAGCAATGCGTACCTAGGGGCAACAACCAATGTTGGCCAGAACGCGCTTTTGGGCCAGAACAATCCATACCTGCAGTCAGCCATCAATTCCGCACACGATGATATCTCGCGCACCTACGGGAACTCGGTATTCAACAACACCGATGCGACGATGGCGCGTGCCGGGGCTTTTGGCGGGTCTGCTTGGCAGCAGGCGCAGTCCGAGAATGCGCGGCAAATGTCCAATGAGCTTGGTCGCGTGTCGAATGATATGCGCATGGCTGATTATGGCTTGCAGGCGCAGCTTGGCGAGTCGGACTTAAACCGCAGGATGCAGGCACAGCAAACGGACTTGGCCCGAAATTCTGCATTGGCGCAGGCCGGGCTTGATATGTCCAATGCCAACTTCCAAGCAGAGCGCGCGCGCCAGATGCAGGCTGCTGGAATGCTGCCGGGCATGTCTCAATCAGGCTATCGAAACGCGCAAGCCCTGCTCGGTATCGGCGATGCGATCCAGGGGCAGAATCAGGGCCAACTGGATATTGCCTACCAAAACTGGATGAATCAACAGAATCAGCCGTATCAAAGCCTGGATGTGATGGGCAATGCGATCCGCACGCTGATGGGCGGCGGCGGAACCACGACGCAGACCGGGCCGAATCCGTACCAGCGCAATAGCACAGCTTCGGCGCTGGGCGGGGCGCTGGGCGGGGCGGGCCTGGCAAGCTCGCTTGGCGCCAGCATGTCGGGCGCTGGACTGGCCGGCCCATGGGGGCTTGCGGCAGGCGCAGGCTTAGGTTTACTCGGGGGGTTGCTATGAATCAGGTTTTTGGTACGGCAGGCCTGCTCAATGGTGCGATGGGTGGCATCGTGCCGCAGCAATATGGCGGCCTACTTGGAGGTATCTACCAGGCGCCGCAAACGAATTACGAGCAAATGGCCGCGCCCTATGCGCAGTGGGCTGGTCAACAGCTCCGGCAAGTCACGCCAGCATCTATGCCGATGCCGCAATTCCAAGCTCCGGTCTTTCAGGATCCTCAGCAGCCGCGAAGCCTGAATGCGCAGGACCTGAATAACTACTATTTCAACAGTAGCTACAACAATAGCTGAGGCATCATGTTCAACTTTCCGTCGATCCCCGACCTTTCCGGCGTCACCGCCATGCCCAACATGGATATGGGGGGGCTTGGTACGTCGCTGGGCGGCATGAATGTTTCATCGAGCTTCGGCATGCCGCAGCAGCCAAACTATATGGGCATGCTCTCCGCGCTTGGCGGACTGGGCAGTCAGGGCGACAGCCAGCAAGCGCCGATGATGGCCCCGGCCCCTGCCCCGCAGTTACAGGCAGGCGGCGGCCAGTTCACCGCGCCATACCAGGCCGCCAGCACCTTCCAATCTCAGCCGACTGCCCAGCGCTTGAGCGGTCTTTTGGGGAACGTATATGGGACTCTTTGATACGCTGACCGCGCAGACGCCACAAGGCGAGCAGCTGCGCGGCGGCTTGCTTGGCATGGCTGCCGGGTTGTTGCAAGGCTCGACAGGCCATTACGGGCAGTTCGGGCCGGCTTTAGGCCAGGGGTTCGCGGGTTTTGCGGGCGGGATGCAGAATGCGCAGGAAAACCAGATGCGCCAGCAGCTGTTCGGCATGAAGCAACAACAGGCTCAGATCGGCCAGCAGCAGCAGGCCCACGCGCAGCAGTGGTGGGCGCAGAATGGAGGTAATCTGACTCCGCAAGCCATCCAAAGCGGCATCAGCACCGGCAATCCATATCTCATGGATATGATCAAGCAAGCAACGTCTGTTATGCCGAAGCCGCAGGGGCGGAGGACGCAGTTTGACCCGCAGACGGGGTTGCTTATTGATCTTGATTCCGGGTCAGCATCCCCGGTTCTTGGCCCGACAGGGGCGATTGGCGCGCGGCCAGACATGATATTCGATCCTGTGCGCGGCGTGATGGTAGATAAGCGCACCGGCCAATCCCAGGCCGTTGTGGGCCCGGATGGCCGACCTCTGCCAGCGCAGAACAATCTCGAAAAGCCGATGACTGAAGCGCAAAGCAAGGATCTGCTCTTTGGTAGCCGCGCGCGCGAAGCGACAAAGATCATTGATGATTTCATGGCAAGCAAGCCGTCATGGCTGCAACAGACCGGCACCGCGGCAGTTGGGTACGACGCGCCTGCCTTCTTGGGGCCGCTGGGCAGCATCATTGAGACCGGCCTGAACACAGCCGCAACCCCGGCAGCACAGAAGTTCAACCAGGCGCAGCGTGATTTCATCAACGCGGTGCTGCGTAAGGAGTCGGGCGCGGTTATCTCGGCAGAGGAGTTTGCGAACGCTGAAAAGCAATATTTTCCGCAGCCAGGCGATAGCCCCGAGGTCATTGCGCAGAAGAAAGCAAACCGCGATCTGGCCATTGACGGAATTCTCATGGGCGCGCCGGCCGGCCAGCGAGATAGCCTGCGACCGCGAGGCGGGGCCCGCCCATCCCTCTCCGAATTATTGGATTAGCGTATGGCTTTTGAAAATCTGGCCCCGCAGGTCATTGCCGGCCTGTCGCGAGACTTGCAGATTACGCCGCAGCAGGCGGCTGGCATCGTTGGCCAACTCGGCTATGAATCCGCTGGCCTGCAAGCGATCAACGAGCAGAATCCGGTTATTCCGGGCTCGCGCGGCGGCTTTGGCTGGGCGCAGTGGACCGGGCCACGTCGCAAGCAGTTTGAGGCTTGGGCCGCACAAAACAACATGGACGTAACCGCGCCGCAAGCGAATTATGGTTTTTTGGTGCACGAGCTGACCAACACGCCAGAAGGCCGAGCGCTTGAGCAAATCAGGCAGGCCCCCGACGCTCAGGCCGCTGGCCGGGTGTTCACCGATGTTTTCCTGCGCCCCGGTATCCCTGCTTACGATAAACGCGCCTCTTGGACGGAAAAAGCCTTGAACTTCATCATGCCAACGGCGCAGGCCGGGACGTTGCAATCTGGCATGGCCGCCAAAATCGCCAAGGCGAAAGAGGCCGGCTATTCGGACGCCGAGATTGAGGCTTATCTCGGGCAAAAGCCCGAGTTCTCGGCCAAGATTGAGAAGGCACGCGAGGCTGGGTACTCTGACGCTGAAATCTTCGCACACCTTGGTATGCGGCCAGCAGAAAAGCCCGTTAGCCAGTCAGTGGGCGAAACGCTTATGGATATTCCGCGTCAGTTGGGGCTGACGGCGCGCTATGGAATTGAGGGATTGGGGCAGGCTGCATCGGTGCTGACTGAGCCCATTCGCCAGGCCATTAATCCGGCCCTTGATTTCATGGGATTGCCACGCGCGGCATCCACTGGCGGCACTGCTGCATCATTCGCCGACACGCTGGGCCTGCCGACGCCACAAACAGCCAACGAGCGTGTCGTGGGCGATGCTGCGCGGCTGATGGCTGGCGGCGGCGGCATCATGGGCGCTTCTGGCGCGCTGGCGCGCGGCGCATCGGGGGCGACTCAAGCCGTACTTCAGGGCCTTGCATCTAATCCAGGCAGCCAATTAGCGTCGGCCACCGGCGCCGGGCTTGCCGGCGGTTCTGTTCGCGAAGCCGGCGGCGGGCCTGTTGCGCAGACTGTCGCGGGCTTTGCTGGCGGCTTGGCGGGGCCGATGGCGCTGTCTGCCGGCCAACGTGCGGCCACGGCGATCGCAAAGAAGATTCCCGTTATCGGGCCAAGGCAGGTAGAGCAGCAAATAAACCTAGTCATGCAGCGCTCGGGCGTCGATTGGAGTGCAGTTCCAGAGCGCGTGCGCAATCAAGTGCGCGGCGAAGTGCGCGAGGCGCTGCGCATCGGCGATGATCTGGATGCAGACGCCGTGCGCCGCCTGGTCGATTTTAGGCAGGTGGATGGCGCCATTCCAACGAGGGGCGCAATCACCCTTGATCCTGTGCAAATTACGCGTGAGAAGAACCTTGCCAAGGCCGGCGCTAACTCGTCGGATCGCAATCTGCAAGGCCTTTCCCAGGTCGAAAATGCCAACAACCAGTCGCTGATTCGCGCCCTGAACAACCAGGGCGCCAACGCAGCCGATGACATGACAGGTGCGGGCCAGCGCATCATCAATGAACTGGAATTGGGCATTGACGCGCGGCAGGGCAGGGTGGAAAGCCTATATGCGGCCGCTCGCGATACGTCGGGGCGCAGCCTTCCGCTTGATCCTGCCGCATTCTCCACGCGCGTAAATTCGTTGCTCGATGAAAACATGGTGGGGTTTGCCTTGCCGGCAGATGTACGCAACACCATCAACAGAATCTCCAATGGCGAAATGCCGTTTTCAGTGGAGGTGGCGGAGCAAATCAAAAAGCGCATTGCCAGCCTGCAGCGCAGCAGCAGCGACGGCTCTACGCGCTACGCGCTCGGGCTTGTCCGCCAATCGCTGGACGATACGCCGCTTTTATCACAGCGTCCGGACCGCATGAGTCCAGTAGCAAACGAGGCTGGCCAGCAGTCTATTGATGCCTTCAATCAGGCGCGCGCAGCGCACCGACAGAAGATGGAATGGGTCGAATCGGTGCCGGCGGTAAAGGCCGTATTCGATGGTAAGGTGACGCCCGATCAGTTCGTTAACCGCTTCATCATCAGCAAGGCGGCATCAAGCGATGATGTCCGAAAGCTGGCCGATGCAGTTAGAGCCAATCCAGAAGTCGCGCAATCGGTGAGAGGCCAGATAACGGCATTCTTAAAGGAAAAAGCCCTGGGCGGCGCAGTGGAAGAGCAAGCAGCCAACTTCAGCCCTGCGGCCTATAACCGCGCATTGTCGATGATCGGCGATCGCAAGTTAGCGGCATTCTTTGGGCCCGAGGAAGTAGAGCAATTGAAGGCAATTGGCCGGGTTGGTGCCTATATGAAGGCTCAACCCGCTGGCTCTGCGGTGAACAACTCAAACTCTGGCGCTTTGGTAATGGGCCGTGGCCTCGATTTGATGGACCGGATTAGCGGCAAAATTCCGCTTGGCATTGGTAGCGTCATTCAAGGTACGATCAGTGGCGTTCAACAGGGAGCTGCGCAGCGTGTGATACCGGCGCTCGTGCGTCCATCGCTACCCATGCAGTCGCCTAGCCTGATGCCGCCAGCGGCGGTATATGGCGGCTTGCTAGGACTTGCGCCCGTTCCACCACGCAACGACGATAGCCGCTAAAGCCCACCCTACAAATATCGGGTTCATCCCGAAGAGTGTTTCTTGTTCCATGTAGTCCCCAGCCCGCCTAGAGCGGGCATTTTTATTGGATACTCAAAATGGCAATACCATCCAGTATCACGGACCTAGATACCAACGAGGCAATGAACAGCCCAGCTGGGTCCGACAGCGTCGGCGGTACGCTAGACAATTTCCTACGGATCCACGCGGCCATTATACGGCGGCAATTCTCCAAAGGGGCGGATATCAACTCCGCCTCTACAACGGTTCTGCCGCCTGATTGCTCATTCGCAAACGTCAAAAAGGTAGCTAGCACCATAAACGGCTTTTCTGACAACTTCAATGGGCGAATCGTCTATCTGAAGTTTGAAGCAGGGATAACGCTTGCGCATTCATCGGCTCTAATGATGCCTGCAGGCGTGTCCGTGGTGACTGAAGCGAACGATATTGTTTGCTTTATGAACGAATCGCCGGGCGCATGGAAGTGCTTGAGCTACCCACGATATACGGATGCAGACCACCCAGGACCGGAGCCAGTGATCACGTGGCCCTACATGCGCTGGGCCGACACCGCCAACTTACTTCTCAGGCGGCGCAATGCGGCGAATACCGAATGGATCATAGTCGGGGCGCTTCTTGGCTTGGAAAATAGAACGAGTGCTTTCGCTTGGTCTATGGACGCCGGCAGCCCAAACGCATACGTTGGGGCATACAGTCCAGCCGCATCAACTTACGACAATGGTCTTGTTCTGAGATTGCGCGCCGCAAATGCCAATACTGGCCCAGCTATATTTACTCCTGCTGTGGGCGTGTCATCACTCCCCATTTACGGCTCTGACGGCGGCCCCCTGACTGGCGGTGAAATAGCAGCCGATAAGGAAATATGGCTACAGTATTCCGGCAGCGTGAATGGCTGGCTGTTGATTTATTCGCAAGGCGGGTACGTCAAAGGCGTCGCGCCGTCCGCCAGTGACAATAGCGCCAAGCTTGCCTCCACAAGCTGGATTCGCAGCGCCATGTCAAACATTGCCTCTGCGGCTGGTTTTGCTATCAACCTGAGCGGCACCGGATACATTAAATTTCCAAGCTGGTTAGGTAGCTGGCTGGTGCAGTGGGGGGCCATCGGCATTGCAAACGGCTCCTATTCGGCCACGGTTGTTTTGCCATTGGCCTTCTCAGGCCCCGTTACACGCGCGTTTGCCTGTGATGCAACGTCTAGCGGCACGCCCTTAGCGGCAAAGGTAATCACCAGCGCCGCCACAACCTCATTTGATTTATTGCTAGACGGGCCAAGCATCAACTCGCGTGTCGCCTGTTGGCTTGCAATAGGGAGCGCCTAAAATGAAAACATACTACTACTCCAAAGCAACAGGCGGTTTCTATCTCGCCAAGAGCGAGCCGGACGCGGTTGAGATTACGCAGGCGCAGCATCAAGCGCTGATGCGCGGACAGTCTGATGGTCAGCGTATCGTTAGTGATGCGAACGGGTACCCGGTTTTGGCGGCAGCGCCGACTCCATCCTTCGCTGATATGCAGGCCGCTAAAGTGGTTCAGGTTAACGCAGCTTTTACGCAAGCCGCCGCCGCGCTCACAGAGGGCTACCCCGAAGCTGAGCGCCTGACCTGGGCGACTCAACAGGCCGAGGTGCTGGCCTGGGATGCTGACGAGAATGCGCCCACACCGTATCTGGACGGCTTGGCCGCCGCACGCGGCATCAGCCCGGCCGAGATGCGCCAGAAGACGCTGGAACAAACGCAGCTTTTCATGGCCGCTAGTCAGCAATTGGTAGGTAAGCGTCAACGGCTTCGAGATTTGGTGTACGAGGCTACATCGCCTGAAGACCTCGACGCCATTCAGTGGGATGAACCAGCCGCCTAGAGCGGCTTTATTTTCGCCCGATGCCCTCTACGGAGGGCTTTTTTTCTTCCAAAGGAACGCGATGCAAGACCAGCATCTATCAGCCGAAGCCCGAGCGATTATCGCTGTCGTGCGCGAATCGAAAGAGGACACGCACAAGCAGATTGCATCGGTGCGTGATGCGCAGCGCAGCTTGAAAGAAGAAGTTCAGCGGATCGCAAAGGGCTTCCCCGACGAAGACCCGGATAGCCACAGACGCTATCACGAGACAGTCATAGAGTGGCGCGAGCTGCGAAACAAAATGGTCCGAGAGGCACTCGTAAACGCCGCCAAGGTGGGCGGCGTAGCCGGGCTTGGGTGGGTTGTTTACGCGCTGTGGACGGCAGCGAAGATGGAGATGATGAAGTGAAACTGATCAACAACTGGAAGAAGTGCTGGCGGATGTTTTCCGTACAAGCGATGGTCCTGGCCACCGCCATCCAGGGAGCGTGGACGCTCATCCCGCCTGAAATGCAAGCGACGATCCCTGAAGGTTGGGTGAGAGTGGTAACGATTGCGTTACTAGCTCTTGGCGTCATCGGGCGCTTGGTTGTGCAACCGAAGGTGTCGCCATGATCAACATCATCAAGAAAATCTTGCTCTGGCTCTCCGGCCTGCGCCCGGCGCCAGTGCCCAACGAGCCGGTGCTGGAGATTGAGCCTGCCCCCATCACCATGAGCCAGGAAGGCCAGAAGGTCCTGAAGTACTTCGAGCAATGCAAGCTCGAGGCTTATTGGGATGCTAAAGGTAAGGTCTGGACCATCGGTTGGGGCCACACCGGCCCGGACGTCTATGAAGGCTTGGTAATCACCCAGGCCCGGGCGGATCAGCTGCTGCGCGACCGGCTTACAAATGAGTTTGTTCCCGGCGTGCTGGCCGTGATCAAGCGCAGCATGGTCCAGCACGAGCTCGATGCCATGGTCGATCTGGCCTACAACATCGGCGTGGATGCGTTCCAAGACTCGACCCTCGTGTGCAAGTTCAATGCGGGCGACACGGCCGGTGCCGCCGAAGAATTCCCGCGCTGGAACAAATCCGGCGGCGAAGTGCTGCTGGGCCTGCGCCGGCGGCGCGCTGCGGACAGGGCGCTGTTTCTGGGCGCCTCCGGTGCTGAGGCCATCAAGATAGGAGCGGCCGTCACATGATCTTTTTGCAAGCACTCTGGGCCCGCGTCTGGCCCTACATAGCGGCACTGGCCGCGCTTGGTGCCGCCGTCATTGGCATCCGCCAGTCAGGCAAGGCAGCCGGCCGCACTGAAGCCAAGACCGATCAACTGGAGGCCGATGCATCGGCCAGGAAGAAAGCCCGTGAAGTGGATAATAAGCTTGATGCGCTGGATGATGATGCTATTCGTAATCGCGCTCGGGACTGGCTGCGCGACAACGTCAAATAGCTATTGCGACATCGCCAAGCCGATCAGATGGCAGAATCAGGCTGAACTCGATGCGACCCCGACGCCCGTTGTCAGGCAGATCGTTGCACACAACGAGACCTGGCGGGCGGTGTGTCGGTAGCCGGCCTATCCCGATTCCAGTACACGCACCCCGTTTCCGGCATCGCCTGAATCAAAACCCGTCCGTCATACATGCAAACCGCATGCGCTCCGTCGGCGACAGTTTCGCCGTTCCAGTGCTTGCAAGTCCAGCAGGAATGTCCGGGCGTGGAGTGTTGAAGGTGGCTCATGGTGTGCTGTGTATAAACACAGTATTTGTAGCACAAAAAAGCCCGCGCGGTGGCGGGTCGGTTAAATGCTATGTCAGAAAATCCCCACACAGCAGTACGGCGTAAATTCGTATGTTGTTGTTTTTATTGGAGGCGCAACTCGGAATCGAACCGGGGTACACGGATTTGCAATCCGCTGCATAACCACTCTGCCATTGCGCCGCAGACCTACAATGCGCGCAGAAGGCCTGCTGCCTGCCGCTAGCATT